AAACGAATATTACAGAAAGATTGTTGTAAACAACATCATGTAATAAGAGTTGGGTTAACCAACCAATACTTAGAGGGGAGGGGGCTTTAAGCCCCCTCTCTTTTTATATAAATAAGTACATGATTATTAAAGAGCACGTAACACTACAAATCTATTACTGGATGCCTGACTACCAAGATATACTTCAGGAGTTTGTTTGGCAGACAGAAGACTTAGTGCCAGAGATGCCGAGGGTTCATAAGTTTTTAAATTTTTGGCATAAAGAGATTGAAGCTATTATTAGTGAAGTTCGCATATCGCACTCACACCATAAATCCTGGAGGAATGTAGATTGGTTACGACAAACGGGGCATTAAACACTCAACCTGATAATGTCAATATGCTATCACCTTTGGGGTTCAACTTCTCTATTAAGAAGATGCCTCATGTTAACTACTTTGCACAATCTGTAAATATTCCTTCTGTTCAATTAGGTGATGTTGAAATACCAAACCCATTTATTGCATTACCAATGATTGGTGATCATTTACGTTTTGGTGAACTTCAATTATCATTTAAAGTAGATGAAGATATGCAAAACTATGTTGAGCTGTTTAACTGGATTACGGAATTGGGATTTCCCGAGAGCTTCGAACAGTCAAAACACATTTACAACAAAGGACGTGAAGTACCAGGACAAGGTGCATTACCATCTACAGTAGGTGAAGGCCCATTTAGTGATGCAACTTTAACCATTCTTAACAGTGCTATGAATCCCAATCTTCAAGTTCAATTTGAAGATTGTTACCCTTTATCATTATCGGACGTGCAATTTACATCAACAGCTGGTAGTGTAGATTATTTGGAATGTGTCTGCTCTTTTAGATTTAAACTGTTTCGTATTCTCAGACTAGGATCCGGAGGAGTCACCGAAACACAAAATGCTCCAGTGAGGTAACAATGGACATTCAATTAATAATCACCGAGGATCAAACAGATGATCCGGAGTGTAGGAAAATACAAATTAATTAAATTATTGTTGACAGCATACGTTATATACAGTATAATCGCTGATGTAGCAGTTGCAGGTGGAATAGTATACTATTTCTTTTTTTATTGAGGTTTGAATGAATTATATACAACCAACTTTATACGATAATGTCTTTGATCCACAACATCTCGATATAATTGAGCAAAAATATTTAACATGGTTTCAATCAGGTTGGCAGTCAAATAGACAATTATCATATGATCATGGACATATGCAAAACTATATTGCTCGTCCATGTCTTGACTTACCTATTGACCTATCTATAATTCCCTATAATATAAGACAGCACGAATTATTAATATCTTTTTGGAATCAGATCAAAACGGTTCTTGATGGTGATAGAGCTTTATATCGTGCATACTCTAAGGCTTATCATTTTGGCATGGATGCTTATAAACACACTGATCAACAAGCTAGTAAATTTACTCTCGAATCAACCAATCAACCTATACGAGGCAATGGTTTCGAAACATGTATTTTATACATGAATAAACAATGGAATACAGATTACTTTGGTCAAACAGTACTGTATACAGATGATAATGAAATTGATATGTCTGTACTTCCAAAGTATAATCGGTTGTTTATATTTGACAGTGCACAACCACATTCAACTACACCACTGTCTAGGCATTGTCCGTTTGATAAACAAATTATTGTGTTTAATTCGATGCCAAAAGAATTATGCGATCCTGGTGTTGAGTATCTTTTAGAACACACTAAAGCGGTAAAACATTTTCAAGGACTATCTTTCTTTGATCACTTATGGAATGTTTACAATACTTTAATTGCATTGAAACAACATCATCACGTTTGTTTAGCTGGGTTATGGCATGCTGTATATGGTACGTCTGCTTTTGACAATCCAACGAAGAATAAATTTACACCTGATATTGTAAAACACTTTATCGGTGAACAAGCTGAATCTCTAGTATCAAAGTTCTGTTCATTACCAGCTCCTAGAGTAGATGCCATTTGTCAAATGAAGGATATTGAACTCGCATATATAGAGTATGCAAATCTATATGACCAAAATCCTGATGGAAGACAAAACGAAAAACTATCCAGATTAAATCTATTAATAGAAGATGTAAAATATGAGTAAATCACTTGAAGAGTTGTTTGATGTATGGAGTGAGGATAGTAAGATTGACAGAACTGAATTAGGTGAAGAGTCAATCAAAATTCCACAACTACATCATAAGTACTACAAGATGTTTAGTATGGAACGTCTTGGTATGGTTAAGCTGCAAGAAGATCTTCGTGTGTTAAAAAAAGATCTTTTTGAATACTATAATGGCAGTATGTCAATTGATGAGCTTCGTGATCATCAATGGGAACAAAATCCATTAAAGATTCTAAAGTCTGATATATCGACATACATTGATAGCCATGGTGAGGTAGTGTCACTAAATTTGAAAATTGCATATGCAAAGGAGAAAGTTGATTTCTTAGAAAGTGTGATCAGATCATTAAACAATGGAGGTTACCAACTCAAGAATGCTATTGATTGGGAAAAGTTTAAGGTCGGCATTTGATGGATGTTAATGTAAAATATCAGAACGATGTTCATTGTGCAGTAGAGTGTGATTCATCTACAGCACAAGAGCTAGCTGATTTTTTTACGTTTGATGTTCCCGGTGCAAGGTTTATGCCAGCTGTACGAAATAAAGTGTGGGATGGTAAGATAAGATTATTTAATTCAGTCACAAGAACGGTGTATGCTGGACTGACTGATTATATTGCAGAATTTTGTAGAGCAAGAGACTATGCATATCAAATTGATTCGAAACTTCAAGCTGAAGTGCCATTGGAAAGTAGTGATGTAGATGATCTAGCCGATGTTATAAAACTTCCACTTGAAATGAGAGATTACCAGAAGCAAGCTATTGTTCATGCAATGACACATAAGAGGTGTCTCCTTCTCTCACCAACTGCTTCTGGTAAGTCTCTCATAATTTATATGCTTTGTAGGTATTATCCTATGAAGAAACTTATCATTGTACCAACAACTGGACTGGTACATCAGATGGCATCCGACTTTAAGGACTATGGATATGACGAGTATGTTCATAAAATTACTGCAGGTGCAGATAAAAACATAGATGCTAATATTACAGTAACGACTTGGCAATCAATATATAAGATGCCACGTAAATGGTTTGAACAATTTAAGGTAGTAATTGGAGATGAAGCACATCTTTTTAAGGCTAAATCGCTTACATCAATTATGTCTAAACTTACGGCCTGTCCATATAGATTTGGTTTCACAGGCACACTTGATGGGTCTCAGACACATCGATTAGTACTTGAAGGTCTATTTGGTAAGGTACATCGGGTGACAACAACAGCAGAACTTATTAAGAAGGAAGTTCTAGCTAATTTAAAGATAAATATATGTATGCTTGGTCACAATAAAGACGATCGTCAAAGGATGGCGAGATCCAAGTATAGAGATGAAATTCAATATATTATAGGATGCGATTCAAGAAATGATTTTTTAGTTACCCTCTGTAATCATTTAGAAGGTAACACACTGATGTTATTTAATTTTGTTGACTCACATGGTAGAGTATTATATAATAAGTGTAAAGATTTAAACAAGAATGTTCATTTTGTACATGGAGGTGTTCCAGGTGATATGAGAGAACAGATTAGAGGTATTGTTGAAGAACAAGATAACTCTCTTATTGTTGCATCGTATGGCACCTTTAGCACTGGTGTCAACATTCGTCGTATTAACAACATCGTGTTCGCTGCACCATCAAAAAGTAAAATTCGAGTTTTGCAATCAATCGGAAGAGGCTTGCGGACTCATGAGGATAAAGATTCCATTAAATTATTCGATGTAGTTGATGATATGAGACATGGTAAATGGATTAATTTTACACTAAGACATTATGGGGATCGATTGAAAATCTATAATGACGAACAATTTGAATATAGGATACATTCTTACAACCTTTAAGGATATCAATAATTAAAGGATAATAACAATGATATCAATTTTAAAATTAATAAACGGAGAAGAGATTATAGCAAAAATAGCTGATCATGATTCAGTTAATTATTTATTGGAAGATCCGGTTCAGATTTATCGGAATGTTGCACCAAATGGTATGACGTGGATTCAATGTTCACATTGGTTGTTGTTCAATAAGTCTAGTTTAGTAGAAATTGAAAAAAATAAAGTATTGGCTGTTATTTCTGATCCTAATGATAATGTCATTAGGAATTATAATAATTTCGTTAGTGGTGGTTGGGAAGAGCATCAAAAACAAATGCGAGACGAACAACAAGAGTATTTGAAAAAAGTAGCTGAGGAACAAACAAAACAATTCTTCGGTAAAAATGATAAGGAAACAATACATTGAGAAGTAAACGCAAACCTATAAATTATGTTGATAACAAGCAACTATATGCAGTTATGGTTGAATATAAAAAGGCCGTAAACGATGCTGAAGCTGTTGGTGATGATCCTCCAATGATTCCGGAATATGTTGGAAGATGTTTATTGCAGATTGCAACAAGACTAGCAACCAAACAAAACTTTGCCAACTATCCAGCAAAGGACGATATGGTTAGTGATGGTATTGAAAATTGTGTTAGCTACATAAACAATTTCGATCCAGAAAAATCAAACAATCCTTTTGCATATTTTACACAAATAATTTACTACGCCTTTCTCAGAAGAATTAAAAAAGAGAAGAGACAACTGTACATTAAACATAAGCTACTCGAAAGATCAATGCTTACAAATACCTTAGCAGACGGTGATCATGATGGTGTTGCTAAGGGACGACTTGATAGTGATTATATGGTTGACTTTGTTGAAGCTTTTGAGGAAAATGAAAATAAGGCTCGTCAGAAAAGACAAGCTAAAAAAGGCGTAGAGAAGTTTTACTAGGAGAAATAAAATGACTAAGGACTTTATTGTTCCCCAAGTTGTTCGATCTTGGGTAGAGGAGATTCATAACCCCAATGTACCTGTTTGGTCTAGGGAAAACTATTGTTTACGCTTGGAGGAGTTATCAAAACTCATTCAGCAAGAAATTGTACGATTCAATAAAGAACGTGATGGTAAAGGACAAAAGAAATCTAAAAGATGAAAATAGCATTGGTAACAGACCTACACTTTGGTGCTAGAAATGATAATCAAAAAGTAGCAAAATTCCAAAGTGATTTTTACAATGATGTATTTTTTCCGTATATTGATAACAACGATATTACAACTGTTATCAATTTAGGGGACACGTTCGATCGTCGTAAGTTTATATCTTATACAAGTTTAAAATCAGCGAAACAAATGTTTTTTGATCCTCTGTTGATTAGAGGAACAACACTACACTGCATTGTTGGCAATCATGACATTACGTATAAGAATACTCTTGAGGTCAATAGTATAAATTTACTACTCGATGGTTACACAAATATTATTGAACATAGAAATCGAACAGAATTGATTTTTGACGACCTTCAAATTTTATTCGTACCTTGGATATGTAAAGATAATTATGATGAATCTTGGGAGAGAATACAAAATTCTAAATCTCAAATTGTTATGGGTCATTTGGAACTGAATGGATTCCAAATGTACAAAGGTATGCCAAACTATGAAGGTTGGGACGCAGATGAATTTAAAAAATATGATCACGTTATGAGTGGTCATTATCATCATAAAAGTTCTTCTGGTAATGTTTCATATCTAGGTACAGCTTATGAATTAACATGGTCCGATTACGAAGATCAAAAAGGTTTTCATGTGTATGATACAAGCACAAGAGAGCTAGAGTTTATACCAAATCCACATCGTTTATTCCATAAATGGTTTTATGATGATACAAATCTAACATACAATGATGTTGATAGTTTTGATTATGATCAACTTACTGATAAGTATGTTAAAGTAGTTATCAAAAATAAACAGAACCCGGTACTATTTGATCTTTACATTAACAGTATTGAACAAAGGGATCCTATCAATCTACAAGTTGTGGAAGACCATCTTCATCTTGACTTGGAGGACGATAGTGATATTATTGATGAAGCTGAAGACACATTGACAATCCTTGATAGTTATATTGAAGGGTTAGAAGTCAAAGCTGATAAGTACGAGCTAAAAAAACTTATGCACCAACTGTACAGCGAAGCGTTGAATATAGAATGATTGAATTTAAATTTATTAGATGGAAGAACTTTCTCTCATACGGTGAAGTTCTAACCGAAATACCTTTATCTGGTAACAAAGCAACGCTTATTATTGGAGATAATGGTGCAGGTAAGTCTACCATGATTGATGCCTTGTGTTATGGTCTTTATGGTAAAGCATTTCGAGATATTGCAACCCCTCAACTGATTAATACTGTAAACTCAAATCATATGGAAGTAGAGATCGAGTTTAAGATTGGCCGCCATGTATACCTGGTGAAAAGGGGTTTAAAGCCTAGATACTTCGAGGTTTATCAGGACAATAAACTTCTTAACCAGGATGCAAGTGCAAGAGACTATCAAGAGATTCTTGAGAAACAGATTCTAAAAATCAATCATAAATCGTTTAAACAAATTATTGTTCTTGGATCCAGTAGCTTTATTCCATTCATGCAATTAAAGTCGACCGATAGGAAAGAAGTAATTGAGGACTTACTTGATATTGGTATCTTTTCAGTAATGGGTATGTTGTTGAAGGACAAAGTCTCTGGAACAAATGAACAATTATCAAATATTGATTCACAGCTACTGCTGATGGATGATCGGATTGGTATGATTCATGAAAATATTGATCGTCTACAATCACAGCAAGAAGATGACATTAAGGCTAGACAACAGACAATAAAACAAGCTGAAGATCAGATTGCAGAAATTGAATCAACTATCAATGAATTGAATAAAGTTATTACCGCACTTGAAGAACAGTTAACAGATATTGATCGTTTGAAAAGAGATCAAAACCAAGCTACAAAAATATATGACAAGATGTTGTCAAAGGTAGAAAGATTAAAGAAAGAAGTCAACTTCTATAAAAACAATGACACATGTCCTACATGTCTACAACCTATGGATGAGAATCACAAACACAATAATATTGAACAAAGGAATACTGAGTCACGTGAGGTTGAGGTTGGTGCTGATGATCTCAAAAAGATTATAGAGGACTTTGATAATAAGATTGATATTAATCTAAAACTGCAAAAAGAAATTACCAATCAACAACATAAGATTATTGATAATCAATCGATTGTTAACAGTAAGAATATGTTGATTAACGATCTAAAACAACAATTAAATATTGTACAGAGCAGTACAAAAATGATTGATGCCGATCGTAAAAAGCTAGACATTCTGCAGAACGAACGTGAAGAAATTTATAGATCAAAAGCGGAGTTAGTTAGACACAAAAACACATTAAGTATTGCAACAAGATTGTTAAAGGATACAGGCATCAAATCTAAAATTGTAAAGCAGTATGTGCCAGTTATAAATAAACTTATCAACAAATATCTTGCTGCGATGGATTTTTATGTACAGTTTGAACTCGATGAGCAATTTAACGAAACAATTAAATCACGATACAGAGATCAGTTCAGCTATGCTTCTTTCAGTGAAGGAGAGAAGATGCGAATTGATTTGGCGTTGTTGTTCACGTGGAGAGCAATTGCAAAACTAAAAAATAGTGCTAGTACTAATTTGTTGATTATGGATGAGGTTTTTGATAGTAGTTTAGATTCAACAGGAACAGATGAGTTTATGAAGATTGTAATGGATATTGTTTCTGATACAAACGTGTATATTATTAGTCACAAGACTGATCAACTTGTTGATAGATTTACAAATGTTATTCGATTTGAAAAGCATAAGAACTTTTCGAGGATGGTAGCATGAGCTATAAACAATGGATGATAATTGATCAATATACAAAGGAAAAAAGTAATACTATTCAAGAGTGGTGGCAGTCAGATAGTCTCGAGGCGTTTAATTCAAATAAGAAAAATAACCGTGAACTTTTAGAAAAATACAATTGGATTGATCAAGATGGAAACATGGTAAAGATCAATTACGTTACTAATCGATTTGGACTGAGAGTCGAGAGTATGGAAAAACGAGTACCT